TATTATCCTTAGTTCTTTCTGTTTACTGTGTCTTACTTCTTCTATACTAACATTGTATATCTTATACAGTACTGGTTTTAGTAATTCAGTAAACATACCATCACCAAAGTTACTTTCTACTATTACTGCATTTACTTTATACTTCTTAGCTATAACACTAAGACTCTGTAATGTCTCACTAGAGTAACCACCACGCACTCCACCTGCATCAATTAGAAACAATTGACCATTTAGCATTTTGATAACAGCATAAGAAGTTTCGTCTTGTCCTCTACCAGATGGGTCAATAGCCATAATTGAACCAGTATAGTCAATCCAAGAACCAACAGTATCTTGTGGTGAATAAAACTTATCTCCTGCTAGAGAAAGATTAGTTAGGTCTTTTATCTCATTAACTGGACTTCTACCCCAGACAACTTTTTCTGGTGCTTTATCATTATCAATTGGCATAACAATTAGGTCCGATGCTTTTAATGGATATCTGTCTACATCTGACAGAGTAGTATCGAGCATAAACTGAAGTGCAAATCCAGTTTTACCATAAGACAACTCTCTTTCTAGCAAATCGTCATCCGTAAATCTTTTTGGGTCTGTAGGAAGCCCACAGAGAGGTTTTTTGGCTCTGGAGATAGTATCACATAGCAAAGGTGCTAAACGGCTGCTGTAACGGCTTATATCGTCTTCTGAGGGGTATCGTGCTGTCCAGATGCGTATTTCATAGCCACGATTGGGTAATTCTTCATAAATTGACAATTCTGTCTGTGGTGTACCCAAATATACGATGCGACCATCTGGTTTTAGAATCGCATCAAACTCTTTTATAGATTCACCAAGTTTGTCTCGCATCATTTGAGTAGCAGAGTTATTTGGTATCTCAATATCATCAGCAACAATTAAGTCTGCACGACTACCTGCTAGTTGTCCAGTAATACCTACTGACTTAACTGAGGGAGAGTGAGATGCAGATGCAGGACCTACATCAAAAGATATCTTAGATGCTCTTTGCTCTTCTCTAGGTTTTAGATGATTAAGTATAGGCATCTCGTGTATTAGTCTCTGTGTAAATGTAGAGAAGTCATCAGAACGAGTTTTACTGGCTGAGACAACAAGAACCTTTAGTTCTGGATTAATCAACAGTTGATGCACAACAAAGGCACTAGTAATATAACTTTTACCAACACCACGAAAAGCTTCAATGACTAATCGTCTAGGACCATTTTGTATATAGTTAGCAATATCATACTGTATTGGAGTAGGCTCTGGTAAGTTGAGATGTCTCCAAACGAGATATAGAAAATTTCTAAAGTCAATGAGTTTGTTGGGTTTTAATTTCTTCGAGTTCGTCTTCATCATTATTAAAAGGTAATTCTTCCATTAGTTTGTTTAAAGTAGAACCATCAACTGGGATAGCTTCTACACCATTGTCTTTTAAGAATTTTACAGCTACACCAAGGTCAGCAGGTTTAGCAGAACCAGAACGCACTCGTTCTAATAGTTCTATTGCAGTTGCCTCGTGTAGGTCTTCTAATAATTTCTGTGATTTATTTTTTTGATTCATTAGCCTTTCCTTTTAGGTTGTTTGCTTCGGTTAGCTGACTTAGACATAATTCTAAGATTACTAGGACTATTATTAGTTGTATTAAAATCCTTATGGTCGACTTCTTTACCATCGCCCTTTCTTACTTTACCTTGTCTAATAGCATATCGCCTAGCAGCATTTCTACCGACTCTGCGTTTCTTTTGTTCTGGAGTTCCGTGATAATCATCGTACTCTTTTCTATAGTTTCTCTTATGCATTATTTTTTTCCAAAGAATTTAGTAGCACCACGAATACCGAATGAAGCAGCTACAATTGTTCCAAGCAGGTAAGTGTACCAACTCGGTGCTCTTTCTAAAGCTGCAAAGAAAGCTGTTACTCTTTCCTCTTGCCCTAGCAAAAGTAAAACAAGGGGTATCGAAAAAATTATTGTGAGCCATTCGTCTTTCCACGAACTGTCACTTGCTTTCGCCATTTCCATATCCCAATCAATTTCCCCTGAGATTTTCTTTTCCATAATTTTTGTCTCAGCTTGGACTTGTAATAGTTTTTGTTTTGCTTTCTCTTTCTTAGTTTCAAAGTAGCCTTTTACTACACTACCTATAATATTTGTTATTGCTCCAAAAATCATTTATCCTCCTCGACTTTGTAATATTATATATCCTATAAAACAGACAGCAACGACTCCTCCAATAACTAACAGCCCTATACCTATTGTTTCTATAAGTTGTTGTCTTGCTTCTCTCTGTTGAATTAATTCAAGCTTTCTTCTTTTTCTAGCCTCTGCACAAAATTTTATATAATCTGTATATAAGTTTGGTCTGCCGTGTATAAGCATAAACTCTTTAAGTTCTGCATCATACCTTTTCATTTTTTCTAAAGCCATAAACTCTTCAAGGTCACTTTCTTTTTTGTTACTAATAACAGTAAGCATAGAGTTTTTTCTTTTAGTAGCTTTATCTCTAACACTTTCGTGTGCGTGAACTAGCTTTCCAATAGCTTCCCCTGCCTCAAACAACTCTTTTCCGTTTCGAATTGTGCGTTTAATTATACTAAAGGCTGCATTTGCAGCAGCTAATTCTGCTAACATTATATTCCTTTCTTGTCTTTTTTGTCTCAATGAGACACTAAATTTTTATAAATACATTAATACACAATGTAATAATAGCAATAGTGGATGCCATAATCATTGCTTCTAACCTCCATAATCTTTTGTCTAGACTTGTCATTTTATCATTAAATGCTTTGTATCTTTGAGCACACTCTCTTTCGTGGGCTACTAGTTCAGCTTGTGTATCTTTTATTGATGCCATTTGTATCCCCATCTGTTTTCAGATTTATCCCAAATCCCTTTCATAGCTTTTGGTATCTTTACAAAAGAATTTCCAAATTTTATTAATGTTTTTGTTAATTGCATTAGAATATAAATGGTTGAGGTGTTGCGTAGTTGTTACCACCATAATCACCATTTTGATGATTTCCCCCATAACCAACTCCATATAATGTTCCATCAGTTGCTAAAAGATGTGAAGAACCCTCAGAACCATAACCTGCAGGGCATATATCTTTTATCTCTTTTTGTATTAACATTTTACCCCACTCACTTCTATTACTTGCTGTGCCATCTCCACACGCATTATTACCATTGTAACCAACAGCCCAAACTTCACCACTAGATGTTAATGCAATAGCAGTATCGTAATTTTGACCACCAGTATACATTAGCTTAGTTATACCACTAGGTGCAGAAGTAGATTGTGTAAAAGTAGATAAAGCACTTTGATTGCCTTGCCCCAATTGTCCATAGCCGTTGTAGCCCGTAGTGTAGATGTCTCCATTTGTTTTTCTATACATAGAACAAGTGTTACCATTACTAGTTCTAGAAACAGCTATTTCAGCAACATCTGTTCCTACTTCAGTTGGTGCTACAGTTGTAGCAGTTGCTCCAGTACCTCCGTGTCCTCCATATGGATAACCCCAGAACCAAAGCTTACCTGCTGCATCTCTTGCAAACCAAGAGTGTCTTGAGCCAACACATTCAATTACATTATGATTATTGTTGTAGAAGAAAGTTATTTCTGTTGGTACAGTTCTATTTGTATTATTGTTAGTACCATCTTGATAATCTCCTGCATATCCCCAAAAGTAAACTCTAAACTTAGTTGGTGTTTCTGTAAGAATATTTGTATTTGCACCTACAGTTCCTCCTCCTACAAGTGAGTCACCATAAACTGCTCCAAGAGCAATGTGAGAACAATATCGGTCAGCATTAGAAAACACTTTCCAAAACTTAACAGCAGTTTGACTTACTGCACCAAATCTGTTTTGGTTTGTTTGATTCGAATTGCCCAATTGTCCGTAGGCATTATATCCACATCCGTGAGCAGTACCATCAGTACAAAGAACCATAAAGTTGTGATAACCCTCATTGGCTCTACCATTTGTAGCAATCCAATATGCTTGTTTTCCATTTAATGAATTGTTTGAATCTGCAGTTACATCAAATGGAGTTGCCTCTGTATTATTAGCTGACCCTCTGCCTTGCCATCCGTAGCCGTTGTAGCCCCATACATATAGGTGACCATTGTCTCCAATCATTGCAGTACCATTTGTACCTTGCATTAAAGTATGTTTAGCTACTGAGCCATCTGATTCTAGTCTTACACCATTAAATCCATTAGCATTAGAAATAGCAGCTTGTACTGGAAATACTCTAGTTGTTGTCGAACCATCGCCTAAGTTACCATAAGAATTTTGATTGCCCCAAAGTCTTAGTGAACCATCTTCCATAACGCACATACCTTTACGATATGTCTGACCATCTACATTTGGTAGCCCTGCGACTTTAAGACCACTACGATAATTTGTAGAACCCCATACTGGAAGTAAAGAAGTAGAGTCTATTTTTAAAACTTGATTTGCATTACCAGTTGGTAGTCTTTGTAATTGACTTCCATCAAAATAAATTAAATCTCCAGAAGCTTGACCAACACCTAATGCACCTTGAGCAAATAAGTTCCAATTAGTTGTTCTTGTTGTAGTTGTAGCATAAGTTGGAGTATTTATCTGACCCCCCATACCACTATGATTTCCACAATAATAGTAGAGAGTTGGAGCATCGGCTGCTACTACTATAGTTACAGTTGCGTTAGAAGTACCTGCAGTACCACTAGAAGTTACACCAGTTGTATATTCTGTTCCAGAATTATGAGTACCATCGCTTACTGTTGAAAATTTAAGTGGATGTGTTGCATTACTAGAATCTGATACATCAAACACATATGTATTTCCCTCATAAAGCTGAAGAGTTTGTTGTTTGATTCCATCTATATAAAAATAATTAGCACCATAATATGCTTGTACTTTTACTGTTATATTTACAGTCTGTGGACTAGTTGTATTTGAAAGAGTGCTTGGTGTTAAATTTGTAGTGCTGTCTACAGTACAAACATACGCATCTCCATTATAATTAACAACATCTTGTGCGTTGTAAGTTGTTGAGGAAGAGTAATCTCCTTTCCAAGAGAAAGCTACTTTTCCAAGGCTAATAGTAGTCATAATTTGCTCCTTTTTTTACTACGATTAATATCTGATTGGTTGAAATGTATAATAATTTCCATTTGGATTATTTGCACACCCATAGTTATTGTAACCACAAACATAAGCTTTTCCACTTTGTCCAAGGGCTAAAACAGTCCAGTAGCCAGTTCCACTACTTGAGTACCCATTTACTTGATAATCTACAATTGGTTCTGATATTATAGCAGGTTGTAATCCAGTATTTGCAGGGGTGTTTGTATTTGGTCCTCCCATACCAGAACTTCCTTGGTTATTAAATCCCCACATATATAGTCTGCCATCTTCTTTTAAAGCAGAGAAATGAGAACTGTAATGAGAACCATTCATATTAAATTTAACTGCTTTTATTTGTTGGAGATTTTCATCTAAAACTGGCACCCAAGTTGTAGTGTTAGCACCAGTAGGATTAGAATTTTGACTATGACCTCCATTATATCCTCTGAAATATAATGAGTTTTCTCCGTTAGGGTCATTAGAATTACCAATATACATTGCTCTTCCATAGCCACCATTCACAGCCATATGTTCTTTTACATTTTCAGCAAACAAGAAATTTGAATAGTTATTTGTTCCACCCCAACTAACTTGGTTAAGACCACTAGCAGTTATATTATAAACTTTTCCATCACTCATTTGAACAAAACAACTTCCATAGTATGAAGAACCTGCTCCGTGGTAGTCACCAATTTCTGCTGATATATCAACAATACCACTATACGCAGAACCAACAAATTTTGTCTGTTTTTGAAATATAGTACCAGTAGGTGATAACCCATAGTTACTGTGATTACCAGTTGTCCATACTTGTCCTTGACTATCTTGAACAGCAGTCCATCCATAAGTTGCAGCCATTGTACATAATATTTTTGTTATAGGATGAGTAAACTCGCTTTCTCCAATTCTTTTAATTGTAGTTACATTAGTGGTTGTGCCATCTCCTACTTGTCCGTAGCCGTTGTAGCCATATGCATATAGCTTTCCAGATTCAGTTAATAAAAATACTGGACCAGTACCATAATATGCATAACAAGTTTCTATATGCTTAATTTTTTCATTTTCTAATTCTGGTAAAGTGTCTGCGTGTCTTACTGGTATATTTACACTAGTTGAACCATTACCTGCGTAAGCACCCCATCCCCAACTGTATCCATTTACATCAATTGCAGCAGGATGAGTAGTATGTGGATATAATTTATCTATAACTACATCTTTTGGAAACGCAACTCTTTTTGTTGTGTAGTGAGCAGTATTGTTACCTGCATTACCAAAGCCGTGTCTTCCATCATTATGTGATTGACCCCAAGTTCTAACTGTACCATCCGTCATT